GGTTCCGGTCGGCACGAAGCTCTACGCCCACCCGCCAGCCGCAGCGGCGAGCGACGTGATGACTTATCCCGAAGAATTGACGCCCGATCTACGCGAAGTCCTCGGTTGGACGTGCTTTCAGTGCGGCCCGATTGCTCATGCTATGCGAGCCGCAGGCATGGACATCAACCCCAAGGCAGAGGACGAGCAGGCGCACGCGCTGCATTGGATGGTGAAGCTAGTCCTGAAGCACGGCGCCGAATGGCGCGCTGCAGGCGCAGAAGATATCAGAGGTTGGAAGGCCGCCATCACAGCGCAGAAGGAGAGGGGGGAATGACATTCTCAGAATGGGCGCGAGCCCGCGTGCAGAGACTTGCATCGATGGGATGCTGGTCTATCCCGGAGCCGGGGGCTGGCGAAGCATGGGAAGCCGCTCGCCGCGAGGCGTTACTTGATGCGGCCGATGTTGCCGAATCGATGACGCTATACACGGGATATGACGTGGCGAAGGAGCTTCGCAAACGCGCCGCTGAAATCGGGAGGCAATCGTGATCGTAACGAACGCCGAGCTCGTCGAGGTAACGGGCGGCCTACGGCAAGGCGCCGCGCAGTGCCGCTGGATCGAGCGCAATCTGGGATTCAAGCCGCCGCGCAAGGCCGATGGCCATCCCCTCCTGACGTGGGAGCAGATCAACGCGCCCAGAGAACAACAACGCCGCACCTCGGCGATCAATTGGACCAAGGCAGCATGAAACCACGAGATGGGCTCCTCCCACGCATGGAGGCCCGCAAGACAAAACGGGGATTCACCTATCGCTATCACCCGGTCGGCGGCAAGCCGATCAACCTAGGCCACGACAAACTCGCCGCGGTGCGCAAGGTGCTGGACCTCACCGGCCAGGGCGACAACATCGGCACCATCGCAAGGCTATGGGAGCAGTACCAAGAGTCGGTCTATTGGCGAAAGCTGGCCGACTCGACGCAGACAGACTACCGGCAATGCTCGGGGCCGCTCTTGAAGACGTTCGGCGCGGCGCGCGCGTCCGACATCCAGGCTCCGGACGTTGCCCGATACCTTCGCATCGAACGTGCGGACGCGCCGGTGCGCGCCAACCGAGAGATCGCCCTGCTATCCAATCTGATCGGCCTTGCGATCGAGCGCGGCGAGGCGACGCACAACCCCTGCCGCGAGGTAAGACGCAACGAGGAGCAGCCGCGCACCGAGGCGCCCGATCCAGCCGACTTTAGGGCGTTCGCCGCCTGGGTGGCATTGATGGGTGGGCAGCGAGCGGTGATCGGCATGGCGGCCGAATACGCGGCCCTGGCAGGCAATCGCAAGGCCGAGTTCCTAGACCTCACATGGCCTCAAGTTGACGAAGCGACAGCCGTTATCCGAGTCAAGCGGGCAAAGCAACGCGGCAAGAAGCGCGGCGAGGTAATCGAGCACATCGAAATCACGCCGGCCATCAGCGCCCTGCTCGCCCGTCTGAAGGCAGCGCGCAAGGACGATTGCCTTTACGTCTTCTCGAGCCGGCATAGGACTCACTACACGGCCGAAGGGTTCAAGGCGATGTGGTCGAAGCTGATGACGGAAGCAGTCAAGGAAAAAGTGATCGTCAAGCGCTTCACGTTCCACGACCTGAGGGCCTACTACGTCACGCAGCACAAGCAGGAACGCGGCGCGTTGCCAGATCTGCACGCCAATCCGGCGACGACGGCACGCGTCTACGACCGGTCGAAGATCGTCAAACGAAAGGCTTTATAGGAGAGGTATTTATGCACTGCAATTGCCCACCAGAAGCGCCATCCCAAGAACAGCGTTCGGTAGATGGGATTTCTTTTTTGGATTTAGCGAAGGGTTCATACATGGTCGCCCGGAGGGAACGGGATGGCTCATGGAGAGTAGTGGCGATGAAGGGAAACGAGGTTATCGGTACGCTCGTTATCAACGCCAAGGACTCGTGCCCACGTCTCAGATGATTCCCATTTTGGGAATTTCGACCCGTGCGTAAACACAGCTAGGAGGATGCAAATGCTTGATTTTATTGGGGTGGCTGATGGGACTCGAACCCACGACAACAGGAATCACAATCTTAGCCTGAAATCCAATTCCAGCAAGGAACGAGCCACAAAAAAGGGAACGGCATCCGTTTTTCGCTCATTGATTGGAAAGGCTTTTTTTGGCATCGTTCCCGCGCTCTTATGCTGTTCTGCGCACGCTGAAACGGACGTTTTGCTGATGGGCAAGTCTTGGCACTTCGGACATTCAGTGCCGGCCGGCGAAGCCGGGTATGACGTGAATCAGTACAACTGGGGCGGCGGCCTGGAGTACCGCGGCGACGCCTGGCACGGCCAATGGCTCGTGGGTGGGCTGACCTATCGCGACACGTTCCGCCAGCAGGCCTATACGGTCTACGGCGGCTACCAGTTCACGGTTCCGGTGTCGAGCAACGTGTCGGTCTTTGCGACCGTGCGCGCAGGCTATTTGAACGGATCTGGGCATCACGGCCCGGGCGCTCTGCCGAGCTTTGGCATCACCTACCGGCGCGTGTCGCTGGAGGCGACGTATATTCCCCCCGCAGCCAAGGACGGGTATCACTGCATCGCGATCTTCGGTCGGGTCGCGTTCTAGGCAGGAACCGGCGCGAGCGCGGCGAGGTACTTCCGCATTTCGTGGTCGAAAGGATTGTCGAATGGCATCTCAGGCGTTCCTATCGGTGTGATCGGCGCCGGGTGATACCAGTCGGGCGGCAGCGCCGGGACCACATCATTGCCGTTGCGATAGAGCGTGATCGGCACATGCTCGAGCAGCATGCCGAACTCGGGCCCCGGGCTAATGCGCGGGGGCGCGAATCCCCATACGGCGGCCGGCGCGTTGCCCGAAACCGTCATTTCGATTGCGCACATCAGCGCCAGCGCCGCGCCGAGGGAATGCCCAACGAGCGTTACGGGCTTCCCGTCGATCGCGGCGAGCACTGGCGATGCCATCGCCTCCCAGGCGCGCCATATGCCCCGATGGAGCTTTCCGATACCGTCCACGTCCATCGGAAAGGCGTCGAAGTCGGCCGCCCAGCAGGCGTCGTTATCCGAGCCCCGGAAGGCGACGACAAGGCCGCCCTCCGTCTGCCGAACGATCGCGCGCGAGGCGCTGTCGATCTGGCCGATATCGGGCGCCGAATCGTACGCCGCCTGCGCGACGAGAGCCCAATCGTGAGGCGTCATTTTGCGGGAGCCGAGGCAGCGGCCGGCGCAGACGCGGCGGGGGTGGCATTTGCCTCGACGGCGCCGCAGAACACGGTATTGGCCGCAGCAGCCGCACCGGCTACCGGGTTGCCACTGCCTGCGGCGATTGCGTTGCCCGTCGGCGCGCCGATCTTGCAGCCGGCGGCCAGCGTGTTGTCGGCGTTTTGCAGTTCGGTTGCCGTGCAAGCGGAGAGAACGGCCAGGGAGATCCCTGCCGCGATAAGCAGCATGCGAGTCATGGTGAGTCCTTTCGGGAGATTGAGGGTTACTGCTTGGGAGCGTCAGCCTTCAAGCGCGAGCCGACGATGTTGAAGAGCGCATGCGCGCCCGTTAGGATCAGAGCCGCAACGACGCCCGGCACTGCAGCGGGCATCGGCTGGTGAAAGCCGGTAAGCGCCCAAGAAACGAGCGGCTCGAGCGTGGCAACCGTGATCGTTGCGCCGCCAGTTAGCCACGGAGAGGTTTGATTCATGCGGTTGGCTCCGGTTGAGGTTGAGACTCCCCCGATACGGGGTCCTTCGAGAAATCGCAGCCGAGCAGGAACAGCGCGCGGCGCGCGCGGCAGCGTTTTGTGAGGCCGCCGAGCACGATCCCGTCGCTCTTATTCCACGCGAGGAACTGGTCGGCCGCGCCCTGCTCGTTGTGACCGTTCAGCATCTTCAGGAGCGTCGAGGAACCCAGCGCGCCGAGGCCGACGTTATAGGCCATATCGCATAGCGCGGCCTTCTGCTCATCGGTAATGGGCACCGTGACGAGTGAATCAATATGGGCGCCGATGCCTTGCATGCGATAAAGCAGGTCGCTGTCGGCTTGAGCCTGAGTCCAAGTGGTTCCCTCGACGATCGCTGGCCCGGTTGCCCCATAGCCGATCGTTGCGCGGCGCCAGCCGTACACCGGATCCGGATACGCCCCCAGGCTGCACCCCTCGTATTGCTTGGCGAGATCCATCGCCATGTCGAGCCACGTCATGCGTTTTCTCCTTCGGCAAGCGCTTTCAAGACGCGCGGGTTGTTCATCAGTTTCAGGAGTTGGACCTGCATATCGCGCTGAGCCTCGGCAATCGCCAGCGTCGCCGCAGTGTTGGCGCGGATCTCCGTGACCATTTCTAGGATTGCCGTCAGCATCCGCTCGCACAGCGCGGCCGACGCATCGGCAACGACCATCAGCACCGCGCCGGCCGACGATGCCTCGATAGAGAGAATCAGGTTCGTCAGGCCGAAGTCGCCGTCGTAGCCGAGGCGCACGTGTGCGTAGAGCGAGCACGTGATGTAGGCGAAGAGCAGCCACAGGAAATACTTCGGATTCCTGAGCGCCACATACAGGCGGAAGAGTCGGTCAGCCATGATGGAAGTACGTGAGGACTTCGAAGACTGCCTCGAGCGCAACGAGCACAATCACGAGCCATTCGAGCGTCCGAGCCTTGCGCACTTCTCTGTCTCCCTCGATTGTGTCGAGGCGCTCGGCGTAATGGTCTAGCCGTTCATCGAGCAATGCGAAGCGGCCTTCGATAGTTTCGTCATCCATGCCAATGCCCCAGTGCGAATTCGAGCAGCGTTAGAACCACCATCGTCCCGCCGAACCACGCGGCCAGCTTCGTCGGAATGGAGTTGTGCGCGTCTTCCGCGCGCTTATCGAAC